TTCCACCGACCCAGTAGCGATCTGCCACGGTTACACCCTGTAGAACCAGATGCCATCAATCTCGATAAGCTTGGCTCCAGAGGGTGGGACTCCTTCTAGCTTTTGATAGACCTCACCACCGATCTCCTTGGTGGTTTCCGGCTGCTCAACAGGCGGCGCAGTCACGACGGCAATCCAGTTATCCCGGCGCTGTTCTTTCATCGCCTGGATCTCTGCCTCGGTGAAGGTGTGATCTTCCGGCAGGTGCAGAGCGTCAGCGAACTTGCCATGAGGGGTTTCAAATGAGAAGTCGATCTTGATCATGCCTATGCCTCTTGAGCTACTGCAACAACATCCCAACGGGAATCTGCAATGTTATAAATACAGCCCACATAGACTGTCTTGTTAATCACCGTCGTTGTAGGTAACGTTACCCCGACAGCGCGAAATCCTTTGCTAACACCAGTCGTCCAAGTCAATGCCCTAGCAGTGCCGTTATCCTTGATCCGAAATACCGCTCTCTGACCATCCGTCGGCGTCCCAGCGTCTGCGTTGATCGTTAACGCATTGGCTAGAGCAGAAAAGCTCTGCTGGTCATAACTGTCGCTGTTCCAAGCAAAAGGGGATGCTGTTGTCGTCTGAGCGTTGCAGCGTTGTGTGATTCGCTTGTTAGTAAGCGTTTCCACTCCATTGGTTGTGGCTTGATTGATCTGCGCCAAAACCTGAACTGCGCTGCCGCTGTCTTTGAAGTACAGCTTTCCGTCAGCGGTGTTAACCACCAACTCACCAGCAGACATACTTACGCCGGTCGGGACAGATCCCGGTGTACTGCTGTACCTTAGTTGGATTGTCGTGACGTTGCCTGAGTATGACGCTGATGTCGCTGGGACAATTTCTGCCCCGTCAACATAAACTGAGCGCTCTGCTGGATACGTCAGAAACACATCCTTACTGCCAGCACCCCAACTGACAGCGTTTCCGGAATTACTAGAGGCGAGGATCGTGTCTCGGCTAAGAGTCGTGCCAGACGCTGTATATGTCCCGATACCAACTTCCCAGTCAGTACCATTAGTGACCGTGTAATAGGTCGTGTTGCCATCACCAACAACGGAAAACGACTGGTAGCCGGTAACGGCACCGGCCAGCGTATAAGTGCCAGTGCTAGTCGTTGTGGTTGTCTCTTTTACCCGATCTTTAAGGACGAGCGCCATGACATCGGCCTATTACGCAATGCGAATAATCGCATTTGAAGCATCGGCAGTCGGGAAAATGATGGTGAACGTTCCCGCCGTAGACGTTTTTGCACCACCAAAGTCCAGTACACACACTGTTGGATTGGTATAGGTATGCGTGGGAGTCGTGTTGTAAATCAGTGCTCCATACGCCGTGATCGTAGCGCTGGTAAACGATAAGTCAGCAAAATCGGTGAATGCCGTGGTGCCAGAAGTCGTCGGATTAACGTTGGTCAAAGCACCGCCGCCCGCCGAATACGATCCAGACGCAGCTACCTCATTTGTTGCAGTGTACGCGGTTGTTGCCGCAGTAAACGACGCACTGTTGTCGTACAGCGCAAGCTTAAATGTGTCTCCCCCGCTTGCACGAAAATCATGCACCGCCTCAAGAAGTTGCTGCTTGAAACTTGTGCACATAAAATTGCCGGTAAATGCCATTTCATTTCTCCAAAAGGGAAACCAACTCAGGGTGCCCTGACTGTCTGATACGATTTGCTACCGTGACGCGGTCCTGCTCAATTGCTTCTTGCAAGTAAAACAAAACCACGCGCCGTACCTGCTCCTTAAAAGCCCTTGCCTGAGCCTGGACAGCAGGATGCGACTGATCTCCTACATGAATAATCTTGTCAGCCGCACGCTGTGCGAGCTCTTCAGGCGTCCATCCACGGTTGGCCGTGGTTGCCACCTGGATTCCTCCAAGCAACACCGCTGATTGAGCAGAACTCATGGCCCTGGGGACTCCGATTTGATGGGGATACGAACCATGCCGTCACGGTACTCGTCACGACGACGACGACCTTGCTGCTCCATGCCGAGACCCTGTAGCGCTTCTTTGTAAGCGCCACGGAAATAGTTCAACATTTCGGTCGGCCCCTTGGTATAACTGTACGCTTGAATAAGGCAGGCATACAGCAGTGCCTCCGGAGCATTGTTACTGATCCAAGTGGTGGTGTTGGTCGAGGACAACTGCGGAGGACGGTAAATATAGCCTAGTTCAACAGCAAACCCCGTGTTGGGGGTTGGAGCGACATAAAACGTGTTTTGATCCCAAACCGAATAATATTTTGGAACGCCGGTCGTGGCCCCATTAGGCCAGTATTCCTTCATAAAAGACGTGTCGCGGAAGTCAAGAAAAATTTGATCCGATCCCGACGTAATCATCATGTATCGATGAGTCAGAATGTCTGTAGGAGCCGACAGGAACTTGTTGCCGGATGTCAGATTTCCACTGACCTCAAGCTTAAATTCATCCAGATCAATTTCGCGTAGGATCTGGTTCTCCGCCAGGGTGATAAACGTATTAATCACCGAGTTGGTAAAGACATTGCTTCCCACCTCAGTGTAATTGCGGATGTTGGTGACCAGTTCGTCGTAAGTCATGATGTGCTCACAGTAACAGATCCCACCACACCCTGTGCGATCAATGCCTGCCCAACGATATAAGGACGCATGTCATTGGTCCCGCGAGCGCTTCCATAACTTTGAAACGCCGTAAATCCGGGGGCCCCGACAAATACCGAAACCGGCTCAATCCGGTCTGGCCGAGGATCACGTAACGCAATGGCATCACCACGATACCGCAAAGGCTCAAGCTGCGGTTCCTTGGGCTCGTAGTCGTCTGGGCAGACCATGTAGCCTTCCCAGTTCTTGCGCAGCGTATTGTATGGATAACGCTGCCCACAGTAGTCGCACAAGGCAAGCGAGTACTTTCCTGTGGCGAAGGCCATTTTTAGTACCCTACATCAGGCACAAACTGGACACTGGCCGTGTCTCGGTCTTCAAGAGCCGCCCGCTGGAAATCTTCTTCGTACATGGCCTTGAGCGCCTGCACCCTGTCAGGTGCAAACTTCAAGGCCAGGTAGTACGCCAGCCCCGACACCAAGCATGGCAAAAAGCGGAAGTTGATGTCCGCTGTATTGGTGTAGTTACCCGCATCTTGGATCCGACGAATCCGGTAATACACAAAGGTGTACGTCTGGTCCGCCGCCGGGTAGAAGAACACCTTCGGCGTATTGGTACGCTGCACGTAGAACTGCGCCGGACGAGCCTGTGAAGTCTTGTCCGGTACGTTCAGCCAGTCTTCCCGGCTGATCCGCTCAATGTACACATCCGTGTTGATGCCCTGGCTGTTCTGACGGATGATCGCTTCCAGCACATTAACCGTATCAGTCGGCAACGTGATTTCGTTGACCCCTTGGGTCAACGTGTAAGTTGCCTGCTCAATCGTCCACAGATTGAGCCCCCGATTAGCCCAGTCAAGAAACAACAGATTGAGGGAGCGTCGCGCCGTATTGAGCTGATAGCCGCTTTGCGGCCTCATCCCACAGCGCTCAAACGCCTCCTCAACCAGATCGTCAATCGACAGGTCAAAGGTCGTTGTGCCTGAGGTGGCCATTTAGCCGCACATCCCGCCTTTGCGATAGCCCTTGACCTTCTGGCCCATGGCCATCCGCTTGTGCTGGTTCACAGCACCGCCCTTGGCCATCATCACCGGACCGGTCTTGGTGCTAGTCGCAGAGATCGTCTTACCACTGCCACCGCCGCTCATCACAGCGCCACCACCGCGCGTCGCGCATCCCATCCCACGTGCCATGATCATTTCCCCTTTTTCATTGCACGACCACGGGTGTCCGCAGTCTTGCGCTTCATGGCCCGACCAGCCATGTCCGAATTTTTCATCATGCTGCCGTCAGGCATCTTGTGCATGCCCGCCATGCCGCCCTTTTTGTATTTGGTGGCCATGCCACCGCCCATCATTTTGCCCACTCCATCGGCCGCAAAGGCGGGCACCATTTTGCCGCCCTTCTTGACCATTTTCATCTTGCCGCCCTTGTCCATCATCTGCTTACCCTACCTTTCGGATTTCATCCAATTTGGCCTCAAGCCGATTAAATCGCTGATCAAAGTGACTCACCATCCGGTCCAGCCGATCATCAATCTCGCGCCGCGTGACGTGCTCTTTGGCCATCTCTTCACGGGTCTTGTTCAGCAGTATACCGAGCCTGTGCAGCTCATCAAAGCGGCTTTTGATCAAAAAAGCCATAATCCCGACCAGTGCTGTCAGGACAATGTTCCAAACCATCATTTCCATGTCAGCAGTTCCATGCCCTAAGTGATTTGTTAATCCGACTGTTGGGATCTTTAGCCGTCTTAGCGGAAGTCAGCTTCTTTTTCATCCCCTCCATGCGGGCGCAGAAGGAATCGCGGCGTTTGCCGCCTTCAGGCTGAGGAGGCTTGAGACCCGGCTTACCGGGATTGGCTGCGTTGTAACTGGCTCGGCCTTTGGCATTCAAACCCCCAGATTTTGACTGCCCCTCAGCCCTAGACCAAGCGGGGGTTTTGTATTTTTTCATGCTGCGGTCCCAAGAATACGTTTGCACCACATTAGCAACTCTTTTTGGGGTAAGTCTTGTTTCATGCGATTGACAACATCGCACACAAATTGCACATTACCACGCACATAACCGATAGAACTGTCAATTCTGTCAATACTAATGTTCGTATTTACACGCCCAGAACCAGCTTTATATGTCATTTCAACTCCAGACAAAGCACAACGTCCTTGTTGTTGCGTGTAAAGCTGAAGAAGGTAGACCAGATCAAGGTCAAACCCAAGGTGCTGCTTGCGTTTGGCGGCGTGGTTGAGAATACCAGATATGAAATTTTTTGGGCTTGCTGAACGCCGCTGGGCTTTTGTAGCGTACCACTTTGGTTGGTCTTGTTTAGCTCTTGTGAGCACGCATATTTTGCATCTGCTACGGTACTTCTTTGTGCCGTCTGCAAAACATCCATTTGCATAAAATTCCGAAAGCGGTTTGTCAACGTTGCAAATTTTGCATGTTTGCACGTCTGCTGCAAGAATGGCCGAATGAACCGGCCTCGCCCAATTTTTCCTACCGCCTTTGACGCGGCACGCTTTGCAATACGGGCGGTATCTTGTGGCACCATCTTGGCGCTTACTGTGCACATAATATGCTGAAGGTGGTTTGTCCTGTCCGCATTTTGCACAAAAAGCGGGGGAATCGTCGCCCGCTGCTCGGATGATATAAGCGTTGAAACGTTGCATGTAGCCATCATAGCATATCCACGCTTAACCAGTGTTACCTTCTTTACGCTGCCATGCAGGGGTCTTAGCCATGTTTACCTCTTCTGTTCTTTGAGTTCAGCAGCCAGAACCTCGGTCTTCTCTTTGCTGCTTGCGCTAGAGCCGAGAAAGAAGTTCAGGATGGTGGCAACGACAGTGCCAAGAAGGAACCCGAGGATCGTGTCCGCGAAGCGGACGTTCATTTCAGGGATGAAGGTGAAGGTGATTAAGAAGATATAGACAACCGCCGTCACCGACCAGAACGTAGCGAGGTACATGACATACCTCTTGGCGAACTTGTCGTCCTGCTGCAATGCAGCTACCTGCATGGCCCGAGCGTCAGCCGTGTTCTTGTTGGCTTGCTCGATCTTGAACTCTTCGTGCTTCTGAGCAGCTTCACGCAGGGCTTTCACTTCCTCTGCGCTCATGTCAGGCTTTAGCTCGATGCCGGTTTTTTCCTGAACATAGTCCAGACCCTTGTTCATGACCGCTTGGGCAACCTTGGGCAGGTTGTTCTGGATGAGACTGGATACGATACCGGCAAGGAGGGGAGCCATTTACTGCCTCAAGTTGAAAGTGAGGTTCTGGTGGCGGGGGTAAGTGACGACTCGTTCGCCCTCTGGACACTTG